GGCGAGGACTTCTTCCAGGCCATCCTGGACGGCAAGTTCAAGGGGCGCACCGCGCGCTCCAGCCTTGACGACCGCAACCCAGCAGGTGGTGCGGAAGCCCAGTTCCAACTGGAGCCCGACTTCGCCATGACCGACTACGGCAAGAAGAAGGTCGTGGGCGCCGCGCGCTCCAATGCCACCGACGCCCAGCGCAAGGGCCTGTACCAGCGCGCCGTGGCGTTCATGGAGCAGAACCCCATCAAGACCGAGCGCCTGCGCACCATCAACAAGTGGCTGCCGGGCGGCCTGTCGCCGGGCCTGATCATGGCCGGATCGAAGAACGAGGGCATCCAGACCCTCTCGGCCCGCCTGTGCGAGACGACCACCGGCGCTGCCGGCCGTGGCAACACGGCAGCCGTGCGGTGGAAGTACACGCAGGAGAAGATCACCGGCCGCAGCCTGCGCGAGTTCGACGGCGCGTGGAAGGCCTGGGCCAGCGAGAACGATGTGCCCTTCCTGAAGCGCCTGGGCACCAGCCCCGAGCGCGCGCAGTTCAATGACCTCGTGGTCAGCGAGATGCTGCGCCGGCGGACGGACGCCACCGAGGTGCTGCCAGCCACGCACCCCGTGCGCCGCGCTGCGGACGCCATGGACGCCGCCAACCAGCGCGCCGTGGACGAGGCCCGCGCCGCCCGCATCCTGGGCGTGGCCAACCTGCCCGAGAAGTCCCGGGGCTACTTCACGCAGGAACTCGACGGTCGCAAGATCATCGAGTCCGGCGCTGAGGGCCGCGAGAAGCTGACCGGCCTGTTGAGCGAGCACTTCGTCCAGTCCTACGGCCTGAAGGACCCCAAGCTCGGGAGAGCTATCGCTGAAGTCTACATCCGCCGCACGGTGGATCGCGTCTACGGCAACGGGGAAGGCCCCATGATCGACACAGGTGGCAGCGTCCTGGGCACCCTCCGGGAGGAGATGGAGAACATCGCAGACGGCATCACCGACCCGAACCTGCGGAAGAGCCTCGACGACACGATGCGTGGCATGGGCAACACCCGCGCCCGCCTGGACGTGGACCTCGCCAACCCAGAGATTCGTGCCTTCTACAACACGGACATCCTGGGCCTGAACCGCAAGTACGTGCACCGCATGTCCGCTGAGGTGGCCACCACCCGCTCGGGCCTCCTCGGCCTGAAGGGCGTGCGCGAGCTGCGCAATGCAGCCCTGACGCACGGCCCCATGGTGACGCCGGAGGAGCTGCGCGCCACGGACCAAGTGATCGCTGAGCTGTTCGGCACGCCGGTGAACGGCGCTGTGACCAGCGTGGCGGCCACCAACATCCGCACCCTGACCGCAGCGGTGCGGCTGGGCGGCGCGGTGTTCTCACAGGCCGGCGACACGCTCAACGTGGCGGCCAGCCTTGGCACCCAGTCTGCGCTGAAGTTCATCCCGGCCCTGCCCCGCCTCATCGGCGACCTGGGCAACATGCTCAAGGGCAACGAGACTCGCGGCATCCTGCAAGGGATGGACCGCTGGGGCGGGCAGGTCGGTCTGCGGGACTACCTGATCGAGCTGCCCCTGGACGCGCCTGACGACATGCTCACCAGCTACAGCCAGCAGCCGGGCATCTTCACCACTGCCGTGCGCCACATCGGGCACGCGTCGCAAACGATCAACTTCTTCCGGGGCTTCGTTGCGGTCCAGCACCGCCACGTGGCCGAGGAGACGCTGAAGCACGTGGTGGGCCTGCACCTGGACGGCAAGTCGGCCAGCCCGGCGATCCGCGACATGGGCTTCACCGATGACCTGATCGCGCGCCTCGGGCCGGCCATCGGCCAGCGCAACGGGCGCGTCATGGGCTTCGACCCGGCGCTGCTGGACCCCAAGGACGCAGAGACGTTCACCACCGCGTTGCACCGGGGCGTCGGCCAGATGATCCAGTCCAACTTCGTCGGCGAGCGCAACTCGTGGGCGCACAACGACTGGCTGAAGGTCATGACGCAGTTCCGCACGTTCTCGATCACCGCGGTCGAGAAGCAGTGGGGACGGCAGCGCGCGGTGGCCGCAGAGAACGGCGGCGCGCTCGACGGCTACGCCCACGTGGGTGGCCTGCTGCTGGCCCAGATGGCTGTGGGCACCCTGCTCTACACCGGGCGGGTCTACAGCTCCAGCATCGGCCTATCCGAGAAGGAGCGCAACAAGCGCCTGAAGGCTGCGTTCACTCCGGTGGCCGTGGCTCAGGGCGCGCTGAACGCCAGCACCCTGTCGGGCTACACCGGCGACGTGCTCAACGGCCTGTCCGCGCTGAAGGGCTGGGTACCGGAAGGCGCCCAGGACGCGGCGGGGCTCAAGGGCCAGCGCAGCGGCTCGGTGCTCGACAGCGTACCGGCAGCCGGCTACCTGGGGCAGGTCTCCAAGGCCGTCCAGGACCCCTCGGTCCACAAGCTGGCCAAGGTCCTCCCCGGGGCCAACAGCCCCCTCGTCATCCCGTTCGTCAACCTCCTGAAGGACTGACCGTGGCCCCGCTCCGGCGGGTGCCTATACTGCAACTTTCACCCACCCTCTCACCTCTACGCATCATGCCCGACAAGACCTCATTCTACCCGCTCGTTGCGGGCGCTGGCCAAGTGTCAGCAAAGTTCCTCGGGCTCTCCGTACCGGATTGGGTGGGGATCGTCACGATCACCTACCTCGTCATCATGGGCGCCCTCGCCATCATGAAGTACATCAAGGACCGAAATGGCAGCAAGTGAACAAGACGGTGCCGACCTCCACAAGGAGTTCTGCACCTTCCTCCTGGAGCGCCTCCGCGAGCGGGACGACGACGGCAAGCCCGTCTGCCCGCCCGCCTGGGGCACCGTGATCCGCGCCTTCCTGAAGGACAACTCGATCACGACCGTACCAGACGAAGACGGCAAGACGCCCCTGGGCGAGCTGTCCAAGACCTTCAACGGCAGCCGGCCTCCGCGCGGCTTCAACCCAGACCTTGATCTAGAGGTCCACTGATGGCGCGCGAAGACGCAAGGGCAGCCCACGGGCGCGCCACACGCCTTCGCAAGCTCCAGGCTGAGTACCCCACGTTCGTCCCCTTCCTGCGCGCCGGCATGCAGTTCCTCGGCTTCTCCACCTCGGAGATTCAGGAGGACATCGGCCGCTACATGGAACAGGGTCCTGACGACCTCATGGTCCAGGCTCAGCGGGGCGAGGCCAAGACGACCATCGCCAGCTTCTACGCGATCTGGTGCTTGGTGCATGCGCCCAAGTTCCGTATCCTGATCGTGTCCGCCGGCGGCAAGATGGCCAACGAGATTTCGACCCTCATCACCCGCGTCGTTCTGGCGTGGGAGGTGGTCGAGCCTCTGCGACCTGACCGCTCCGCTGGCGACCGCACCTCAGTCGAGGCCTTCGACGTCCACCACAGCCTGAAGGGCACCGACAAGTCGCCGAGCATATCCTGCTGCGGCATCACCGCGCAGCTACCCGGCAAGCGCGCTGACTTGCTCCTCTGCGATGACGTGGAGTCCCCGAAGAACTCAATGACCGCGGGCAACCGCGAGCTGCTGCTGCACCTGACCCTGGAGTTCTCCTCCATCGTGGTTGACGCGGTGGACGCTGAGACCGGCGAGCGCTACCCGGGCCGGACCATCTGGCTCGGCACGCCGCAGACCGGTGAGTCGATCTACAACACCCTGCCGGGCCGCGGCGTCGCCGTGCGCATCTGGCCGGGTCGCTACCCGACGCCCGAGCAGCTCCCGCTGTACGGCGACATGCTGGCCCCGATCATCCGGCGCAAGCTAGAAGCGGACCCATCGCTGCAGACTGGTGCAGGCCCCGCGCTCGACCAGGGCCACGCCACCGACCCGCTGATGCGGTCGGAGGAAGCCCTCGTGAACCGCGAGCTGCGCCAAGGCCCCGCGATGTTCCAGCTCCAGTTCATGCTGAACACCCGGCTGCTGGACGCCGACCGCTACCCGCTCAAGACCGAGAGCCTGATCTGCCTACGCCTCGGCGTGGACAAGCAGGTGCCCCTGGTCGTGCAAGCGGACTTCGACCCGACCAAGCTGGTGGCCCGATGCAACGGGTCCTTCAGCTTCAAGGTCTCGCGGCCCGGCCACATCAGCGCCGAGGTGCTGAAGATGGCGCAAGTCGCCATGTACATCGACCCTGCCGGCGGCGGCGCCAACCGAGACGAGACTGCCTACGCCATTGGCGGGGTGGTCGGCTCGACGGTGTTCGTCCTGGCGGCCGGTGGCTTCCCAGGCGGCTACAGCAAGGAGAGCCTCGACGGTCTCGGCACGCTGGCCGCCAAGTGGGGCGTGCAGACGGTCGTCATCGAGAAGAACTTCGGACACGGCGCCTTCCGCGAAGTGTTCACACCGATCCTGCTCCAGGCCGCACCGGGCGTCGCCATAACCGACGACCAAGTTGGCAGCACCCAGAAGGAGCTGCGCATCATCAGCATCCTGGAGCCCATCATGGCGCGCCGCAGCCTCGTGCTGAACAGCGACGTCCTCGACGAGGAGTGGGCCACGGCCCAGAAGTACGGCCAGCGCGAAGGCCTGACGTACTCGCTTCCCTTCCAGCTCGCCCGCTTGACGCGCGAGAAGGGCGCCCTGGTCCACGATGACCGGGCCGACGCCCTGGCCGGCCTGTGCAACTTCTTCAAGAAGCAGCTCACGGTGGACGCGGACAAGGTGCTGGTGGTCGCCCAGAAGGTGGCCTACCTCGCCATGATCCGCGATCCGCTGGGCTACAACCGGTACAAGAAGCGCGCATCGTTCAACGGCCCCAAGCTAGGGGTGCGGCGATGAGGCGGTACCCAAGCCTCGCCCGTCTGCTGCGCGAGTGGCGCCCGCTGATGGACATCCCGAAAGGGCTGGTCATCCGGGCACACTACGTGAACCAGCTAGACTGGCTCGCCAAGGGCGACTCGGTGTACGGCCTCACGGCCTGCATGCCGGGCGGTGGCCTGATCCTGATCGACATGCAGCAATGCAAGCCGGCCATGGTCGAGCCCACCCTGGTGCACGAGCTGGTGCACATCGAGCAGATCGGCAAGAGAATTGAACTGGACCACGGTGCCTACTTCGCTCAGCGAGAGGCCGAAATCAAGGAACGCTTCGGCGTGATCATCTGATGCTGCACAACGAACTCCCCTCCCCGGGCTTCATCCCCGGCGCCAACCGCCTCCTCGCTGAGGTGACCCGCGCCGTCGATTACGCCCGCCAAGTGGCCAAGGACTCCCCGTCGTCTTCGACGCCGGATGACCTCCGCAACTTCCTGCGCCAAGCCGCGCTTCTGCTGCCCGGTAAGGCAGCGCCCTCCAAGAAGGACAAGTCATGACCATCGCCAGCTCTTTCCACCGCCTCCGTCACTTCGCCTTCGGCGAAGCCTTCCGTTCGGCCACGTCGCGCATCGTTGACGAGCTGAACCAGAAGCCGGCCGCATCCGCTGCCGACCAAGCCAACGACCTGTACTTCCTGGCCACGCAGATTCAAGCTGCCGCGGTTGCGAAGAACGCGTCGGCTGCTGCCAACGTGGCCGCGGCTCCGGCCATCGCCTCGATCACGCAAGCTACTGGCGCGCTGGACATCGTTGTGGTCTTCTCGGGTGCAGACCTTGCCGGCTACTCGGCACCGGCTCAATGGGCCACGGTGCCCGCCCGCACGATCACCCGCGTGAGCCAGACCGCCGAGCGCGAGCTGACGATCACCTACTCGGGTGTCTCGCTGACGGCCGGCGCTACCCTGGCGTTCGACGCCCCGGTGACGCCCACGCTGAAGTCGTTCTACGGCGTTGCCGTGGCCGACGCTGCCGCCGCACTGATCACCATCGCGTGATGATGCCGCCGGTCGTCACCCGCCTCGTCGCGGCCGGCACCCTCGTGGTGTCCGCCGCTGGCGTGGGCCTAATCCAATCCTTCGAGGTGAGCCCCGGCCGGCCGGTGCCCCTCAAGGCATACGACGACGGCGTGGGGGTCTGGACCCTTTGCTGGGGCCACACCACCGGTGTGAAGCCCGGCAGCACGGCCACCCCGGCCGACTGTGACCGCTACCTGAAGCAGGACTTGGCGACCGCCGAGAACGCCGTCAAGCGCCTCGTCACCAAACCGATCAGCCAGCCCATCTTCGACTCGCTCGTTTCCTGGACCCTGAACCTGGGCACCGGTAAGCTCGCCAGCTCCACAATGCTCCGTCGCTTCAATGCCGGGCGTTTGGCTGACGGGTGCACCGAGATGCTCAAGTGGGACTACGCGGGAGGCAAGAAGATGAAGGGGCTGACCCGCCGGCGCCAAGCCGAGTACACCATGTGCATGAGTGGAGTTCCCAATGCGTCCTGACCTGAAGCTGCACACCCTCGCCGGTGTGATCCTGGCCACCTACCTCGGCCTGCTCATCGCCCCGCTGTGGGGCTTCGTCCTCGCGGCGGTCTTCGCGGTGCTCAAGGAGCTGCTGTGGGACAAGGCGCTGGGCAAGGGCACGCCGGCTGTCGATGACGCAGCCTACACGGTGATCGCTGCGGCCTTCGCCGCCCTGTTCGTCTACCTCGCTGAACGACTGATCTGATGAGCGCAACCTTCAACGCACTGCCGCTGCCCACGCAGATCGGCCGACAGACCAACACCCGCCCGGCTGCCGCCGCGGTCGGTGGTGCCGCCCCGTCTTCCGACGTGGGCGCTGCCGCCGCCATCGCAGCGCATGAGGCGAAGGTTGACCCCCATCCCCAGTACGAGACGGCCGCAGAAGTGGCCGCCCAGATCGAAGCCCACCGGGTTTCGCTGGACCCGCACGCAGACCGCGCCTACGCCGACGCCCTCATGGCGACGCACAACAGCACGGCCGACGTGCACCAGATCGCCGACATCGACGGCCTCCAAGAGGAGCTGGACCTCGCCCCGTTCGAGAGCACGGGCGCTGTGGCCGGCTTCGGCCTGACCATCTTCTCCGGTACCCAGGTGACCGTCGCCCCGGGCACCGCCATCTTCATCACGTGGGCAGACCCTGCCGCGCCGGTGCAGACGAAGGTCGCCTACCCGGGCGCCAACGTCACGATCACCGGCATCGCCGTGCAGTTCCTGACGTACCTCGCCCTGGACTCCAGCGGCGCAATCGTCCAGCAGTCCAGCCCGTACACCGCGGCCCAGCGCCGCACGCACGTGCCCCTGGGCGTCGCAGCCCACGTCAACAACGTGTCGCTCAACAGCGTGTCGTTCACGGTGCAGTCCATCCATGCGACTGGCAACCAAGTCCACGACGTGCTGGAGGCCATCGGCACCCTGAACACCGCGGGCAACGTCTACGGCGCGAACGGTGCCACCCTCGGGCTGGTCCGCAGCGCGGGCAACCTGTTCAAGTTCGGCGCCAACCCGTCGTACACCGACCCGCACAATCTCGCCATCGCGGGTATGACGGGCGGCTCGTTCTTCTACCATACGAGTACCGCGGCTATTACCGGCCCGTTCACGTCGATCAACGTTACCCAGTATGAGAGCGCCCCCGGGGTACTCAGCACGGTGGGCAACAATAACTACACGGTGCAGCGCATATTCCTGTTCCAGACTGGTGTCACCCGCATCCAGTTCGGTCAGCACGAGTATCCGACCATGGCGGACGCGGAATCAGCGATGCTCACCGAATCCTACGTGGTCGAGCCCAACGCTGCCGGGGCCGGAGTATTCCGCGCCTTCATGATCGTGAAGAAGAACGCCACCGACGCCTCGAACATAGCCCAGGTCAAGTTCTTCTCGCTGGCCAAGTTCGGCAGTGCTC